ACGGCCGAGGCGCTCGACAAGGTCAAAGGCAGCCTGATCCAGGGCTACGCGGCGAAGTCGGGTAAAGCTGACGACGAAATCGCCACCCTGCTGGCGGCCGAGACTTGGCTCGATGCCAAGGACGCGCTGGACCTCGGCTTCATCGACCGCATTGCCGAGCCCGTAAAACTCGCGGCCTCCTTTGATGTGGCGCGCTTCCGCAACGCGCCGCCGGAAGTAGTCGAGGCGGCAAGTGAACCCGGTGAACCTCTAGCGACGGAGCCGCAGATCGAGGGTGTTGCAGACGCCAACACCCAGCCTGACCCTGAACACCCCGCTGCAGACGCGCCAAGCCAAGATGCGGGCGAAGTGACAATGACCGACACCGCATCCGTTCGCGCCGAGGCCATCGCCCATGCGCGGGCCGTGATCGATCTCTGCAGGCTCGCGGGCCAGCCGCAGATGGCAGGCCGGTTCCTCGAAGAAGACGTGGGTCTCGATGAGGTCCGCAACCGCCTTCTCGCGGCAAAGGCCGAAGCCACCCCCGACATCACCGCTGCCCATGCCCAGCCTGGGCGCGCGGCCACCACCCAATCCTGGGGCGATGTGATCGCCCGCACCTTCAAGACGAAAGGCTAACGCATCATGACCACGCTCACTGAAGGCAAACACGCGGGCGGCTTCCTCGTCTGGGAAACCTCGCGCGATTACACCCGAGAAACCGTTACCATCGCGTCCGGGGCTGGAAAGCTCGAGCCTGGCACTGTGCTCGGAAAGATCACCACGGGCGGAAAATACACTGGCCTCGCGCCCGCCGCCACGAATGGCAGTCAGAATGCTGTCGGCATTCTTTGGGCCGGGGTCGATGCCTCGGCGGTCGATGCGCCTGGCGTTGTCGTGCTGCGGGGCCCGGCTCTTGTGAACCAGCATGAACTCGTCTGGCCCGACGGCGCAACCGAGGCGCAGATCACCGCCGCCACCACGTCTTTGGCCGCGCTTGGCATCATCCTGCGCTGAGCCCTCTGACATAAGGATTCCCACACATGGCAACCATGGACATCTTCGAGGGCGACGCCTTCAGCATCATCGAGCTCACCCGGGCTCTGGAAAACATCCCCTTCAAACCGGCGATCCTGTCTGGCTCTGGCCTTTTTGGGTCGCGCGGCGTGCGCCAGCGTACCGTGATGATCGAAAGCCGCGATGGCACGCTGTCGCTGATCCCGTTCTCGGAACGTGGCTCGGCGTATGAACAACAGGTGCCCGAGCGGCGCGACATGCGCGCCTTCGTCTGCCGTCAGTTCAAGAAGCAGGACGTGCTTTGGGCCTCTGAAATCCAAGGTATCCGCGAATTCAGATCGGAAACGGCGGTGCAACAGGTACAAACCGAGGTGGCCCGCAAGATGGCTCGGTTGCGCAACGACGCCGAGGCCACTTTCGAATTCCACCTCTTCAACGGCATCCAAGGCGTGGTGAAGGACCCGAAAGATGGGGCCACGGTTATCAATTACTACACGGAGTTCGGCATCACCCCGGCCGCCGAGGTCGACTTCGATCTCGATAACCAGTCGCCCGCCTCGGGCGCGCTGCGCAAACGCTGCCAGGCCTTGATCGAAAGCGTGGAAGACAGCCTCGGCGGGCTGGCTGCCGGTCAGGTGCAGCTGCGCGCCGAATGCGGCTCGGCCTTCTTCGCCGATCTCGTGGCCCACAAGGAGGTGCGCGAGACCTATCTCAACACGGCCGCCGCAGCCGATTTGCGCGGCCGCGTCGGCGAAGAGGTCAGCTTCGGCGGCATCACCTTCCGCCGTTATCGCGGTGGCCTCGGCTTTGGCGTGCCGACCGACAAGGCGTATTTCTACCCGGAAGGCGTCGAGGGGCTCTTTGAGATCTACTACGCCCCGGCAGACACCTTCGAGACGGTGAACACGCTCGGCCTGCCGCTTTATGCACGCATGATCCCGGATCGCGATCGCGACGAATGGGTGCGTCTCGAGATCGAAAGCAACCCGCTGCCGATCTGCACACGGCCGAAGGTGCTGCGCTCGGCCAAGCGGACCTGATGAGCGCCTTCACTGACGCCCTCGGGGTGCTGTTCCTCGATGCCAATCTCTCGGTCGAGATCTGGCATCGGGACAGCGAAGGGCAGTTTACGCGCGCCCGGGGCATCTTGCGCCGTCCTGACGAGATCACCGAGTTCGGATCGGCGCGGCTTTTGTCGGACACCACCCGGATCGACGTTCGGGTGGTGGATATTCCAGATCCTCGGCCGCAGGAGCAGATCTTGATCGGCGACGAAACCTTTCTGATCCAAGGCGAGCCACGCCGTGACCGCGAGCGGCTGATCTGGACGATAGAACTGACCCCCGCATGAAACTGGGCTTCGATATTGAGGTGGGCAAGATTTGGTCCGGGGGACCAAATCTCCACCGAAAACCCGACCTCGTCGCCGTGATGGCGGCCGAGATCAAGGCCGGCGAAAAGGCCGTCAGTGCCGCGATGCGGGAAGCCGGGTCTGGCCTCAAAAATGCCTGGCGGGGTCAGATCTCACAGGCGGGCCTTGGGCTTCGTCTCGCAAATTCGATCCGGCTCGCCACCTATCCCAAATCTGGTGAAAGCCTCAAAGCTGCAGCGCTCGTCTGGTCGAAAGCTCCGGTGATTGTTGGGGCGCATGACGCGGGCCCGTTGATCCGCTCAAACGACCGGTTTTGGCTGGCGATTCCGACAGCAGCAGCTGGCAAAGGTCTGAAAGGTGGGCGCATCACGCCTGGGGAATGGGAGCGGCGTCGGGGGCTACGCCTGCGTTTCGTCTATCGTCGATGTGGCCCGAGCCTCTTGGTGGCCGACGGGCGGTTGAACAGTCGGGGACTGGGCGTTGCTTCGCGATCCAAGATGGGTCGCGGCAAGGCAACGGTGCCGATCTTTCTTCTGGTGCCGCAGGTCAAGCTCAAGAAGCGGTTGGACTTAGCACGAGATGCAGAGGGCGCGCAGTCGGCGATACCAGGGCTGATCGTGGCTAGCTGGGTAGAGGGGCGGCTATCTACATAGCCTTGAAGTTCATTTTCGGGGCCTATTCCGCTATTTGATATTTGACCCATAAAGGACCTTTGTCCGTCAGCACGATATCAAATAGGTACCCGTCTTCGACAGCAGCTATGCGCCGTTCATGAAACTCGATTTCTTGCTGCTCAAGATACTTGTAAAAGGCTTGTATTGCCTCGTTGTGAGTGCGCGCCTTCTTGAAGAAGATCGCCGTATCCTTGGATTTACCGTCGCCTGAGTGGCCAACCCGCACAGAAAACAACTGCGATAGCTTTGCTCCGTTTGTGCTTGCTATCGTTATCCAGTTTTCGATCTTCGAGAGATGACGAGTGCCGCTGATAACAAGATCCCAGTCGAGTGCGGCGCATCGTTCGATTGCGCCGCGTGCCAAGGACAACTCCTTGGTCAATGACCCTGATGGGATCCCGATGGACCCGGATGAGAGTTCGCCACTTGAGACGAGGAGGTTGCTTCCGTAGTTCGGGTGCACAAACTCGCATAGGGTTGCATAGTCACTGGCTGCGCGTTTATCGACCTTGGCCAGCGCTTCGATCAAGTCGTTCGTGTGAAGCCGCTTGGCATCCTTCGGGCCGCTTTCGCCTCCGTAGTAAATTCGATCTACGATTTTGCGATGTTTCCGGATGGCGCGATCAACCTGATCAAAAAGCTGCTTTGACTCGATGTCAGAAACGGCCTTCTCAAGAGCTTGATTCTGGAACGCCAGCGATGCTGTGTGCTCCATAAATGCGCGCGCTAGATTGAACAAAACAACAAGATTGCCCTGAGTTTCCGCGTCAAAAATTCCTCGCGCAATCTCGCGTGTCTTGAAGCGAAAAACTAGCGTCGAAAAGAAATGAGCAAAGGCTAGTTCGTGCAACAGGTAGGCGATCTTAACCGTTTCGCTTTCGCCCTCGTCGACCGGAAGCCGAGACTTGGACCGATCCAGAAGACCATCAAAATCCTTGACGTGCTGCCAGAGATCTTCGTTTTCCATCAGCCGCAACAGTTTCGGGTATTCTTCTGATTTCATCGGTTTCCCTTCTTCATTCGGCGAGGCTGATGGCGCTCAATAAAGCCGCCTTCGGCATCAAACTCACCATAGTGGGTGGAACAATTTTTGAGCAAGCGTAAGAGAGAATCATGCCCACCTCACGCGAAACCATCCTCACCGCGCTGCACACGCGGCTTTCGGTGTTGCCCGCTATTGTCCTCAGAGGGGAAGTGCTGCCCGAGCGCGTCCCAGCTGCTGGCCTGCTGATCCTGCGCGACGGTGAACCAGGCGAACCGGAAGTGACGCTGTCGCCTCTTGCCTATCACTACCAGCACCGGGCCGAAATCGAGGCAGTCGTGCAGGGCGCAAACCGAGACGCGGCCTTCGCCATGCTGACTGCCAGCATCGGCGCAGCGCTCGCCGAGGAACGAACGCTGGGCGGCCTCTGCGATTGGATCGGAGCTGAAGCCCCGCAACCTGTCGATCTGCCCGTTGAGGGCGCGTCCAGCCTGAAAGCCGCCGTGATCCCGGTGGTGCTGCACTATTCCACGGCCGACCCGCTGGCCTGACCCCGACAACCCGAGGAGAACACCATGGCACGAGCCCAGGGGGCGCGGGCGCTGATGGCGCTTGCGTTCGAAACGACCTATGGAACGCCGCCCGCGAGCGGCTACACCAAGATGCCCTTTGCCAGCACGACGCTGGGGGCTGAGCAACCGCTGCAGACCTCAGAGCTTCTGGGCTATGGCCGCGATCCGCAGGCCCCGATCAAGGATGCAGTTACGGCGGATGGCAATGTCGTGGTGCCGATCGATGCCGAAGCCTTTGGCTTTTGGCTGAAGGCAGCTTTTGGAGCACCAACGACCACCGGTGCCGACGCCCCCTATACCCACGAGTTCCGTTCCGGCAGTTGGGCGCTGCCGTCGTTCTCGGTCGAGACCGGCATGCCCGAGGTGCCGCGCTATGCGATGTATTCCGGCTGCATGGTGGATAGCCTCAATTGGCAGATGGCCCGCTCCGGGTTGCTCACTGCAACTGCCAGCATCGTGGCGCAGGGTGAAGCGAACGCCACGAACACTGCGGCGGGCACGCCAGCCAATATCGCGCTGAAACGATTTGGCCATTTCAACGGTTCGATCACGCGAAACGGGGCCAATATCGGTAACGTTGTCTCTGCCGACCTTACCTATGCCAACAATCTCGATCGCATTGAGACGATCCGGGCCGACGGGAAGATCGATGGCGCGGACCCGTCGATTGCAGCTCTGACTGGCAATGTCGTTGTACGCTTTGCTGACCAGACGCTCGTGACCCAAGCCATCAATGGCGAGGCCTGCGAGTTGGAGTTCTCCTATACCCTGCCCACCGGCGAGACCCTGACCCTGACAGCACATGCCGTCTATTTGCCTCGTCCCCGTATCGAAATCTCCGGTCCGCAAGGGGTGCAAGCGACCTTTGACTGGCAGGCTGCCAGCGATCCGCTGCTGGGCCGGATGTGCACCGTCACGCTGACCAATGACCGCGAGGATTACTGACCATGCTGCGCTTAAACTTGTCCACGGAACCGCGCTGGCTCGATCTGGGCCATGGCGTACGCTTGCTTGTGGAGCCGCTAACCACCGCCATTATGTTGGCCGCGCGGAGCGATCCGGCGATTGTCGCCGCGGCGGCTGAGGCTGAGGGCGATGCGGCCCATTCCAACGATGACCTCGCGCGGATCGTCGCCAAAGCAGTCGCCCGCATCGTCGTGAAGGATTGGGACGGCGTGGGCGATGAAGACGGCAAGCCAATGCCTCTCACGCCCGAGGGCATCGATGCCCTGCTGGAGCTTTGGCCGATCTTTGAGGCCTTTCAGACGAAATACATCGCGGGCGCGCTTATTCTGGATGCGGAAAAAAACGACTGACCGCTCTCACCGACTGGGAATTCGGCGGGGGCGGTGAGTATTGCGCGGCGTGTTCGTCTACGTGCATGGACTGCCCGCGCAGTTTGCATAAACCGCTGACCCTCGAGGGCTGGCAGGTCTGGGATCTGGTGCAGCGCCTCGGAGGACAGGTGCGTGTTGCCAGCGGCATGAGCGGCGGCGCGGTTCTCGGCTGGGATATGGGGGCAGCGCTACAGCTTGGGGCAGCCCTTGGGCTTTCGCCCCTCACCGTCGCGGAACTCTTGCCGCCAATCGAGGCGGTGATGGTGCGCAAGATCAATGAACACCTTCATGCCGGATCAGGCCTGACCTGACCTCGTTTCCATTGGGAACGAGGTGTCATCCATTGAGGACGTCTTTCCATGGCAGAGAAACGTGTCAGCGTCCGGCTCTCCGCGACCGGCGGTCGCCAGGTGCGCGCCGAGTTGGAAGGTGTCGGTGAGGCCGGATCGCGGGGCTTCGGCCGTCTCAGCCGTGAAATGGAGTTCGCGAACACCCGCATGGCCGCCTTCGCGCGCCGGGCGCGGATCGCCGCGACCGCTGCCGCCACTGCCTTGGCCGGTGCGGTTGTCGCGATGACCCGCTCAACCGTGGCAGCGGCCAACGAAATCAACCAGCTTTCCCAAGTGGCTAATGCGAACCCGGAGGTCTTCCAGCGCTGGTCGGCGGCCTCCGCCACGGTTGGGATCGAGCAAGAAAAGCTCGCCGACATCCTGAAGGACGTGAACGACCGCGTCGGGGATTTCCTGCAAACCGGCGGCGGACCGATGGCCGACTTTTTCGAGAACATCGCGCCAAGAGTGGGGGTGACGGCGGACCAGTTCGCCAGGCTTTCGGGGCCGGAAGCCCTGCAACTCTATGTCGACAGTCTCGAGCGCGCAGGCGTCAGCCAGCAGGAGATGACCTTCTATCTCGAGGCCATGGCCTCGGACGCCACGCGGCTGATCCCACTTCTGCAAAACGGCGGCGCAGAGATGACGCGGCTAGGCGCGCAGGCGCAAGCACTCGGCGCTGTTCTCGACGCTGACGCAATCGCAGCCATGCGCCGGTCGGAACTCGCGCTGGTCAGCATTGGCCAGGTGTTTACTGGAGTGCGGAACCGGATCGCGGTGGCGCTGGCGCCTACGCTGGAGGCTGCGGCCAATGCGTTTGTCGCCCTAGCGTCCAGCACCAGCCCGATCAGTCGGGCGTTCGATGCGGTACTGGCCAACCTTGATCGGCTCGCGATCTATGCCGGGACCTTAACCACCTTCGTCGCCGGACGCTGGGTGGCCGCCATGGCCGCCGCTGCGCTCTCTGTCCGAGGCCTCGCCACCACGCTGGTGGTCCTGAAAGGCGCGCTGATCCGCACCGGCATCGGTGCGCTGATCGTAGGCGCAGGCGAACTGGTCTACTGGTTCACCCGGCTGGCGTCTGGCGCAGGCGGCTTCGGCGAGGCCATGCGGCTCTTGAAAGATGTCGCTGTCGAGGTCTGGGAGCGGATCAAGATGGGCGCCAACGCGGCCGGATCTCGTGCAACGGCCATGTTTTATGACCTGAAAGCCGATGCCGCGACTGGCATGGCTGGGGCCATTGAGAGTGTCGTCGCCTTTGGCAACACGACCGCCAACACCTTCGAGGGCGCACTTCTCGCCGTGCGCGAGATCTGGTCGCGCTTGCCGGATGTGATCGGGGATCTGGTTTTCTCGGCGGCCAACCGCATGCTCGACGGGATCGAGGCCATGCTGAACGGCGCAATTCGCCGAATTGACGCCTTCACAGGCCGCATACGGGATGCGCTGGCGGCGGTCGGCATCGAGACTACCTTCGGGCAAATCGGGGAAATCAGTCTCGGTGACATCCCGAACCCCTTCGCAGGC